GGAATAAATGTGGTGATTGCCATTATTCTTTCACTCCTTTACTGATATCCGCCCAGTGCTCATTGATTTCGGCCCTGGACATGCCTTTTAAATCATCCATCGTATACGCCTTGCCGCTGGAGCCGCTACCGCCAGACGAGCCACTGCCCGAGTGACTGTCATTTTTTACGGCCCAAGGATTTGCACTAAGCCAGCCTTTGACGCCATCTGCAACCGCAAGCTCCTTATCCCCATCTTTATAGACAAGGCTGCCATCATCTTTGGCACTAATGTTGCTAAGCAACACCTGTGCAAAGACATCTGGTTTAACGGCCTTGCCATCTGTAAGGGCAGCCATGACTTGAGATTTCATGACGGACTGGATGCGCTTTGCCTTTTCTTCGGCAGCTTTCTTTTCACTGGCCGTATACTTATCAGTCAAATCCTTGACCTGTTTCTGTAATGTTTCCATCTGCGTCCCCATTTCCTGAGGGTCTCCACCTAACTGCTGGAGGACGGACAAGGTCGTCGCTAAATTTTTGATAGAATCGTCGACATTATCGCCATCACGCAAGCCAAGGGCGTCCAGCACCTTGTTCCGAGATATACGATTATTGGCCGCTTCACTGCGTACTTTGCTGATCTCGGTCTGCAAGTCAGCCACCATAGAGCCGCCGTTTTCGATTTTTCCTAAAGCTTCAAAAATTTGCTGTAATGTGTAAGCCATTTTGTACCTCCTGGGTATAAAAAAAGAACCGTTCTTTTACGTCTGCGGTCCGCGTCTGGCGGCGAAAAGACAAGATATAAAATTGCAACAAAAAAGCGCCTACGTGATTCCAATATCATTTGACCAATTACGCATATATTGGCGCCAGTCGGCTCGCCCCTGTTCCCAGGCATGGGCCCCGTCGATACCCAGCAAATGACAGCGTTTCTGATGAGACTGCCGCTTAAGATAGGCATCACCGCCATCCTTGATTTGATCGCGCTGCCGGCTCATGTTGATTTCAGTCACATAGACCAGCGACAGATGACAGAGGCAATGCGGATGAACCGGCAGTATAGGAGTCTTATCTTTCGGAAAGATTCCCGGACCCAAGCCCCAAAGGTTTGCCTGCGCGTACAGGTCGCAGATGTCGTAATGAGGATGACGACTGGACAGCGTCCACTTGTAAGCGGCAACATCATCGTCCGTATCGTAACGGGCATGGAAGCCATCAGCCCAGGCACGGGCCGCTTCTGTCCGGGCGATACGTTCGGCCACGTAACGGCTCTTTTCTTCCAGGGCTACATGAACAGCCCTGTCCAACGCCTTTCCGCTTCCATCGGCCACGGCGTTCAATAACTCGCTGTACGCCGTTCTAAGGGCTTGATTTGGTGCGCCATGTTCTCCTATCAGCGCCACTTGTCGGCGGGCTCTGCGGACGAGCTGGAGCATCTGCGCACTATCTGCGGTAGTCAGTTCCGACCGCCTGGCAAAATTCACAATATCCTGCAAATACTTCGGCATTTCCTGCCGCCTGACGACTGCCTGCCCACTGCGGTATCCATCGTACAAATTCCGGGCCGCCTGCATGGCATGACGGTTCTGTTTCAGCTGATTCTTGATGGTACCGACGACACGGGCGCGCATTTCCTTATCAGCGCCATGGAGTTTCTTCGACAAAGTCATTCCTGACGCATCCCAGGCTTCTTCGAGTTGCGAAGGGAGCAGAGGGATGGTCTGCCCATAGCCGGCTTCACACGCTTCTTTTACAGCCTGTCTGACAGCATCCATGAAGACATCGCTGATTTTATAGGTAAGCCAGGCCTGTTCTACAACAGCCTTGACATCCCCATCTTCATCCAAGTTGTCGATGACGTAAAGGGCAACGGCGTCAACGGCCCGCTGGAATACCTGGCTAAACCGCTTCAAAATTCCCGAAATAGGGCTTTTCATCAAGCATCACTCCCGTCAGGCTTGTCCTCGCCTGGCTTAGGTGTTGGTGGCTCTTCTGGCGGTCCTTCATGGGCCGTCGGCTCTGCATTCGTCTTATCTTCCTCTGACGTCTGCATCTGCTCAACGAGTTCATCGAAGCGCTCGTCAGGAATGTCTGGGCAATAAGCTGCCATAACTTTCTTGAGCACTTCTTCCCGCAAGCCGTCTGTCAAATCCATGTCCAGGACCATCTGCGCCTGAGTCAATTCATTGGCCACATCGACGATACCAAAGTCATCGGGGTACGTTACGGTATACTCAATATCACTGTTCAGCCACTTGGCCACGACTCCCATAACGGCCTCTTCGGCTCTGGCACACTGTAATGAGAAGTTGGCCAACTGCTGATTTGTCCGTTCAAATTCCCACTGCCTTGCGATACCGCTATTGTTGTTCTGCGACGTATTGATGACGAAGGACAAGTTGGCCATACGATACATTTCCTGAATGAGCGACGCAATCTGGTTCTGCAAGACCGTCGCCGGATCAGACGGCGGGGCAATGAATGCCGGCGCATGACTGCAGTCCGGGTTATACCCCAACGCGTTGTTCGTCCCGACGACCAGGTCATTGACGTCCAGTGACGGAATTGTCAACAGCGGAAACGTCTGGTTCCGCAAAATTTCACCCAGCCAGGAACAATGATTGTACAAGGCTTTGGCCGTCCGGGCAATCGGCAGCAGGTCTGGCACCGGGCGCATCGTCTTCTGCTCCAGCATCCGCGAAAAAAGAGGCACGACCGGCACACAGCCAAGACCATGCTCGCCAGACGACTTCATGAGTTCATCGCCCCAAACTTCCCAGCGCTTCCGGTCATAATAAACGTACCGATATTGAGGCGCGCCGTCCTTGATACTGGCGATTTCCTGAAATTGGATGTACAGTAAAGCGCCCGTCTTATCAATACCATACTCCACCAAATCCTGTGGTCCCAGGACATAAGCAAAGGGAAACTCTCGCTGCTGCAGCATTTCGGCCAGCGTCCGCGCCTGTAGCTCACGGACGTTGTCGATGACAATGAACGACACGCCGTAGACCTTGGCCATGATAGCGGCCCGTTTCATGAACATATGAATATCAGTGCCGCTGGTATCCACGTCTTTCAAGAATTCCTTGATGGTCGGGGCCGCCGGCCCGGAATAGTCACGTAATGGCTGCCTTTTAAAAATAGGATCTACCAGGGCGTTAACGATAGGGCTGAAGTAATTCAAGTAGTATGCGTTTTTCTGGCGGAAGCGGTAATCGTCATCTGCTTCCCGTTTGTGCTTGTTCAGGTACTGGCCCGTTTCAAAGCCGCCGGACCCATAATAAGCGTCTTTAAGCAGCGTGTAATCCATAAAAGCTCCCTCCTAAAAATTAACGCGCCGGGATACGATTTTATCTCGGTTCATGATTTCAGACAGCCCATAGCGTACCGCGTCGATACTATGATTATTGGCATCTGGGTAAGCGCTGACGAACTGACCGTCTTTGTTGCGGTCGTACTCGTAAGTGACGAATTCTTTGTACGTATTCGGGCAACGCCGCTTGTCGATGTAGATATGCGCGCGGTTCTGAAGCCAGCGCATCCCGAAGTCTATACTGTCCGGACCTTTGCGGGCGCCAGAAATGCGAAGCCCATAATCGCTCATTTCGGCAATGCTCTTCGGTTCGGCTGCATCGGCCAGGATGCGTCCGCCGTTAATGCGAAGCTTGATGGCCTTAGCCGCCTGGCTGTTCGTCATCTTCTGCCTATACAGCTCATCAAATATATACAAATCTTCTCGTTTTGCGTCGTAGTACATAGCGACATAAGCCAGCGGGTCCACGGCAAAGCCGAAGTCCAGGCCGTAGTACAACCTGTCAAAATTTCCGACAAGTTCGTTGCTCATGGCCATGTCTTCAACGTTCTCAAAGACAACGCCGCCGGTGCCTGTAACTTCGCCTAAGTACTCATGACGATAGGCTGTTTCATTGCGTTCCTTGAGTTTCTCTGCATCTTCAAAGAAGCGGTCTCCCAGCCATTCCCTGGGTACGCCAAGATATGTCGAATGATGGACCAGCCTGTCTGGATCATCAAAGAGTTTTTCTTCGTTGACCCAGTTGTTTTGCGACTTCGGCGGGTTGAATGAACAGAACTCCCAGAAGACAGGACCGCCGCGCAGCAGTGACTGGTTGAGGTTGCGGATTTCTTCCATACCGCTGAACTGGTCCAGTTCTTCTATCCAACAAATACCGACATAACCGAACGGCAGTTTGATGGATTTGATTTTCTGCGGGTCGTCGACGCCGAAGAATAGTATCTTCTGGCCGGTCTTCTTGTACGTAATCTCATGAGGAGACGTCTTGAAGCGGAATTTATCCGTTAACCCCAGGGCATCAATGCCCCACTGCATTTGAGGGTAGACGCTGTTCTTGATGGTATTACCAATCTTTCGTAGTACAACAGCATGACATTCAGGATTTTTGATAATAAGCTGCGGAATCTCGACACTGACATCCGACGACTTCGTAGATCCGCGGCCACCTTCCAGCCAATAATAGGTGTGGCCATGCTGCTTTATATCCTGATGTAAGTCCCAGAAGTGAGGCGCTATGATATCACTCAGTCTGATGGTCTTCATATTCCGCTCCTATATCATCAATAATCTGGACGTCGTTATCGTCATCCTGCCCAGCGTCCTTCAATTCCTGTTCCAGCTTGGCCAGCTTTAACTGCTGCTCTTTCGCATCCATATCGGACGGGTATCGCTTCAGCAAATTTTCCGCCGCCTTGATACGGTCGCGGACAGACGCCCGCGTTTCTACCAGACTGGCCTTGCTGCATCCATCGCCTGTGCCTTCCACGACAATCTGCTCATCCTTGACTTCACCGCGCAGCGTCGCCGTCAGGAACTTTAGGACCTCATCGGCCTTCGCGATACGCTTGTCTTCCAACGCTTTGAGCCTGGCAGTGATAGCGGCCTTGATTGTAGTATTTTGTAGTAGTTTTGAAGCGTTAGTATTTATGTATTTCTCACTATATCCGGCCCGCCGTGCCGATTCCGTGGCATTCCCGGTCTCAATATAATAATCAATAAATCGCTTCTGTTTCTCTGTCAGCTTCACTACATGCTCACCACCATCCTTATATTTAAATATATATTGAAATTTAGTACGAAATATCACTCTATTTTTTTGTAAAAATCACATTATATTTTTTTAGTTTAGTTTGTAAAATATTTATTCATTTTTGTAATTTGACTAACATACCCTAATGAGCTATATTATAAGTGAACTTATGGTCCCCATGTGGTTACCAATCCGTACTTGATTGTTCCCAGCTTTCAAGTACGGGGAAAAAGAGTCTACGAAGGCAAAGCTCGTCTGTCTCCGCAGGCTCTTTTTTGTTGATAAAATACCCTGTTTAATGATAAAATATCTTTAGTCATCTCTGTTCTCCCTGAGTTCACAACGAAGGGAGGTGAACACATGGGGAAAGATAAGTTCGGCGTCTACATCCTGCGGGCGTCTTTTACCGATAAGAACGGCGTGAAACATTACGCTCGGAATTACGGTAAAAAGTGTTTTAAAATCTACATACACAAGAATTAATTTTCTTGTATACTTAACACCTTTCAGGATGGAGATGACACTCAGAGGCAACTGGGAATTGCTTCTGTATAAAGGTCTTGGCTCGAAATACAGCCGAGGCCTTTTTTTTCTTATCCAGTACCAAAAAGAGACCCGTCACCCTGTCCGGCTATTCACCAAACACGGACAACTAAGTCCCTATGTATGCAATTTGGCGGAAATGGAAGGACTCGAACCTTCAACAGATGGTTTTGGAGACCACTACTCTACCAATTGAGCTACTCCGCCGTGCAGCGGCGCATGAGCAAGCGCGCCGCAGTTGAAACAAGGAGGCGTGTACCTGTGACAGTGTGTGGGCCGAGAACACAGCATGACCGCCATCAGGCTGTATTCCTTCGGCCCCTCTTTTCACGATTTCATTATACCGCACTTTT